TTCGGACCCCCTACAACGGCAGTGTGTTGGTAATGGTGAGATCTACGAGCTTGCTGATAAAAGCCATCTGAAGTTCGATGTTATCAGTTCCCGTCATCGTCGTCCTTGCCAGAAATGCCTCCCGATTCTCGGGTGTGAACGGCACATAGTCTGTCAAGTTCATCGCGTCGAATGAACCCCTATCATAACCAATATTCGCTGCATAGAGGTCGGAGACCTCAGATGCTTTAGACTTAGCGTCTTTCGAAAACTGATCCATCTGCTTATTGATGTCGGCGGCCTCAGCATTGATGTAACCGGCAATCCCATTACCGACTGAACTGGTAAGACTCATGATGTTTGAGATATTGCTCATGCTATGGACCATGCTGGCCATATTGGTCGTGCCATTCAGGATCCCCGGTCCATAGGCAATGGCAATAAAACTAACAATAGCACTAATGATAGCACCAAGCTTATCACCAAAAAGCGCCACCGAGGCTTTCTCAATAATCTTCAGCAAAATAGCAGCAGCGATGAAATTGGCGATAGCGCCCACAATGATAGCAAGTGTGCCTGTTAGACCAACAGCAGCGCCTACAGCAGCATTCGTCCCCAATAAGCCAGAAGCCGGGGGGAAATAGATGCTGATCACAATGATCACAATGATCACAATGATCTGGAAAGCCAGTGTCTGATACCATTTCAGTTTTTTGGTCACATAACAATTGAAGACCACAAAGCAACAGGCTGTGGCCATCTGTGTGGCAGCCACAAGAGGCAGAGCATGATATGTCGGACTGTGAAGAGGCAGGATGAAACCTGACTCGTCCGTATCGTTAATGGCACTCGATAGCCCGATCTCAACGAACTTTCCAACATAAATATAATTGCGATGCACCATGCCCCGAATGTGAAGCTTTTTCCAAGTGTTCGCTGTGACCTGATAGTTAAGAGTCACATCATCAACTAACAAGGTTTGAGCCATACGGCCCAGTGTGTAGGTATTACCTACCGCTGTGGTAAACCACAGCTCACCTTTTTTGTGAGTGCTGTCGATAACCCCCGTGCCAAACTCTTCAGTTATTGTCTGCCAAGAGATTCTGATGTCATAGTTCAAATTTTCGGTCCCAGTGCCATCAGCAGAGATCCGAACCTCATTTGTAGGCACACTCGCCCCACGGCCACGATAGGGTTCTGGTGTGCCATATTTTGGGCTAAGGGGATTGGACTGAGCATCTTTCCAAGATTGCCAGTTCAACTGGACAGCTTGGAACGAACTGTTGGAAGAAACCCAATCCTCAAAATCAGTTGAGTTATAGAGCTGACCATCCATGAGATTTTTGAAATACAAATAAAGGTATTTCCGGCAAGCCTGTTCTTTCACATTGGCGGAGACACCAAACACCACATAGGTATAGTCGATGTCCGAGAGGTGCTCATTATCAGCAATTTTCTCGATAAACTTATTATATTTTTGCCCAGTAGCTTTGTTATAAGCCCTCTTTACATGAGCATAAGCATCAGGAAAATGCTCAGCATCCACAAAAGTGTTATCTAGGCGGGCTGGAATGAACGGATAATACTGATCCGTAGAAGTCGTTTTTGTGATGGCAGCATCAAGCTCTGGATAGCCAGAACCAACCCGATAAATGAACATCTTTGGCCCGATAAACGAGGTAATCGTCACATCTTGGGTGTCGATCCTATAGGACCGATCAAAGACCAGCGTATCAGTGACAGTGGTGACGGTAGTCGTCTTTGTGACACCACCAGAGATCACCACACTCGATGTCGAGCTTGTGGTCACAGGCACCACATGGGCTGATTGGTCTTGGTTCATGATGCTTCGCAGCGACCATGTGCGATTGGTCGTATGATCCTGTCCCTGATAATCATCCTTCGACCAGACGTTATGGGTTTCATCCCAAGGCGTTGCTGTGCTCGAAGAGGTCACATTATGATCAGGGGTTCGACCATCCGAATAGGTGCTGTCCGTCGTAACGACAGTGCTTAGTGATGTGCTGCGGCCTACGGTCGAAGCCGACACAAGGGCGTAAGCCGAGGTGTCAGGGAAGGAACCTGAACCAAGGGAAACCGTGGTTCCAGACACGACAGGACCAGCGGTGCCGGGAGCACTAATGCTATACGTGGCATATATATAATCCTGCTTACGATCATAATCGACCGGCATGAACCTATGGACGGTGGTGTCCTCCAACGTCACCACAATCTCACCGGTGGCATCATCGTGGTCACTGGTCCAAGCCGTCGTGGCTTCCAGATCAGGATAGTGCTCCAGCATCCATTGGGTAGCGAACTGGGACACATCTGCCCCATCCACAAGCACATCCTGAAGGGTCAAAGTGGAACCAACGGGATGGGTGATGGCAGCCGTCAGGGCTGTGCCATCAACATCGAACGAGCTGAAGGAGCCTCCTTTAGGCATACCGATATAGCTATAATTGGTATCAGCCCATCGGAAGAAATTCCGAAGCTTAATTCCTGGACCTTTGGCATATCCAGAACGAAGTGTTTCCGAGACATCGAAATTCGTATCGGTCAGGATGTTTCCCTGAACAAGGCTCTTTAGATAATTCGGGCGTTTGTTCTCGTCTCCAGCGAGATTATAAACCACGCTGGAGACATAGATCTTCGTTGAGGAAAACAGTCCCATAAAGCTTAGCCGATCCCATTGGCAGTCTTGATGGTGCCCAAAATTGCCTGCAACGACGTGTTGGCAAAATTGTCAGGAGGCAGCAGACCTTCGTCGATGGTTTTCATCGTGATCCAAGCATCCGTAAACAGCTTGGCAGCCTTCACCTCAGCGTCACGCTGATAGGAGGTGATCTGTTGGGCATACAGAAGCTTCTGCTTCCCAAGTAGGCCTGCCACAGGCGTTCCATCCAGAAGCGTGTCACGAGTCTGGGCACGCTGAGCAGCAGCCTGTTCAGTGGTCATGGCCAACTGTGCAGGCAGCAAATAGGTGAGTTGATACACGCCGGTATCGATCTGGGTCTGTGCCTGAAGAAGAGCCTTTTCGAGCTGGCTCTTTTGAAGTGGCAGGATGTAATCCAGATTGTATTTGGCCGTGCAATAGGCTTCGCTCTCAGTGGCCAGCTTGAGCTTGGTGAGAGCAAATTCGCTCTTGGCCGTGAGGGCTTGGAACTTGGATTGAGCGAGCTGCATTTTGACAGCTTCAAGCTGCATCCGTGCCGACATGGCATTGATCTGGGCGGTGACGGCAGTCCAGTATGACTGGTCCCGTTGGATCAGAAACTGCACCGAGTTCTGCAAAGCACCATCCACCAAAGCGATATACGCCTTGGTATATTCAGCACCTGTGATCCGGTTCTTGTCGTATTCCTCTTTGAGGTGGGCTTTCATACCCCGCATCATGAGATCGAAAACGCCAGAACCATCAATGTCCCCAGACGTGATGTCAGACGGAGTGAGTTTGATAACCCCCGTTTTGATCGCTGCCATAATATCGGCAGGGATCTGGAAGAGGGTATCATCAAAATTCAACTCGGGAAGCGTCACATCTTCACCAGCCAACAGACTGGTAAGGAGGGAATTTGCTTCAGTTTCTGCACCACAAGACATTGATGGTTCCTTTGTTTCAAAGCTTACAGAAGCGAACTGTCATCGTTTTCGATAGAACCAGCAGCGGCCTGTGTAGCAGCCAGTTTTGCCAGTTCGTTTTTGGTCAACGGATCCAGAATGTCGATGGCGAATTCCTTCGCCCAACGCTTCTTGACTGTGACCTGTTTGGTCGTCCGATCCTTGACAGTCGTGAGCTGAAGGAAACGGCGACCGGCCAGTTCCTTATAGATCACATAGGGCAAATGCCAGCCATCATCGGTATTCTCACCATAAGGCACGAACTTCTTAACGGTGCCTAGATAGCGGTTCGCAACGGTGATCACCTCACCATTGAGATCCTTCTTTTTCGGGTCAAGGTTCTGGATACGAACCCGAACCAGTCGCATCTGCTCATTGTAGAGCTGCTGGCGAAGCGTCAACGGCTTCTCAACGGCTTGGCCACCTTTGCTGTTGCCAACACCTAAATCGACGACATCATCGACGATGGGAGCAATCGGCTTCATGGGTTCGCTGTGACGGAGGCCTTCCAGCTCCTTGGTTCCAGCCTGCTCGCCTTCGAGGGCAGGCTCTTCTTCGATGCCTTCATCGAAATCACCCAGAGGAGGCTCTTCAATTTCTTCACCCAAAGGGTTAGGTTGGAGGATACCCCCAATACCTGCCACGTTGGGGGTGGGCTTCTGAACAGGCAGATCTCCGCCGCTATCCAGTTCAGCCATCTTGGTGGTCACACGCTCCTTGAGCGTTTCGAGGCCGATGTTATTCGAAAATTCAACACCCAGCAAGCGTGCCCGAGTCTTGAGAAGTTCCAGTTCCGAAGAAGGGCCGCTGCCCTGATCGTTATCACTCATGAGAAATTACCTCTGGATTGACTGTTTGGGGGATCCAAACTTGGTCATAGGAAAGGGGGCAGAAGTTCGCTTCTGCCCCCCAACTTAGGCTTATGCCACTGGTCTTAGACCGGGGCAACCGTCTTAATGATCCCGATACGCTCAGGACGCTTGATCAGGATACCGTAGTACCACTTGATCGAGCTGAAGCCGGTCTCGCCATACGGATCGTTACGATCCGCAGTTTCCATGCCAGGCATCTTGGTCATGATCGAGAACTTCAGCGTCTTACCATCAGTCTGGAAACCGATGGTGGTGAAGCTGTCGTCGCCAATGCACAGCATGGGATAGACGTTGTAGCGATCCGTGCCCGAACTAGCATCCGAACGGTAGCCCGGATTCGTACCAACAGCACGACCAGCACCGGTCCAGTGCAGCATCTCAGGAACCTGCACGATGCGGAACTTGTCGATGGAACCGATCTCACCAGTCAACAGCGTACCAGCATCCGAGTAATGCTGGACGGCGATGAACGCAGCGTTGTTGAACGGATCCTTCATACGCTTCAGCACCGGAGCGATCTCGTTGCCCACATAGAGCACACGGGTCGCACCAACCACCTGCGTATCAATCATACGGCTGCCCGTGATGATCGTAGTTGCAGTCGGCGTGCGGTTGTCGGTCAGGATCTGATCGAGACGCATGAGATCGTCATAATCGACGATGCTCGGGGGGGCCAGACCAACGGTTTCACCGGAGATTTCAGCAGGCGAAGTAGCAGCACCAGCATAGACAATGACGCCGGGGGCAGCGAGCAGGTCCATCTGAAGAGCAGCTTCGGTAAGCTGAACGGCACCGTTCATCAGCTCTCGGCTGAGGTGCGACATCAGTTCGCTGTCCGAGTCGAAGTCGAGGCTTTCCTGCGTGAATTCGGTGAAAAAGCCGAACTTGTGCAGGGTGCCTTCACGTTCGATACGGGTGAAGCCAACGCGGTTCACGCGGCCACCGTTCTCGGTCAGGGCAGGCAGCTTGCCGGCGATGGTGCCAACGTCACGGCTCGAACCATAGAGGTTGCCATTGACGATGGTAACGCCATTGGCGTCGATGCCCTGATCGTTGACGTTGCGGTCATCGAGCAGCGGGATGTATTGATAGACGCGGATCGTCTTGCCGAAGTTCTTCGGCATACCGATCACGGAAGCGAGCTGCATGAAATACTGATCCTTGCGGGCGGTGATGATCGCCTTCTTGAGCCAGTACCACGCATTCATCTGCGTCGAATTCGAGTGAGCGTCGATGGTGGATTTTGCACCGTCGAGAGGGGCGTTATAGTTCAACATTGCGGCAGATCCTTATACCCGGCCTTCCATTTGGGCCAAAAAGTCTTCATCCTTCATCGCCAACGGATTGACGAAGGGCTTTGCCGGACGAGGGGAGCTGCTTGAGACAGCAGCAGCCTTCGCTTTGTCGTTGTTATCCGCCTCCAGTTTGGGGGCTGCCACACGGGTTGCTACGGGGACGAGAGCAGCGGGTGCCAGAGCCTGAGCCGCAGGGACAGGAACCGGTGCTGCTTCGCCTTGACCGGAGGCCGGGGGAGCTGCCTTCTGGACGAGATCTTGGAATGCACCAGAATTATGGAGCTGAAGACCAACAGTCTCGTAAGCCTTAATGAACGACGTTTGGGGGCTTATCGTACCGAGCATCTTCTGGCGTTCGATTTCAGTGGAAATGCGATCATAGATCCCGTTTTCCCGCTGTTCATGGAACGTGGCCAAGAGACCCGGTTCGGCCCAAACCGCTTCCTTGCTTGCGTCGTCCCAAGTCGTATTGAACTTCTCAAGTGACGCCTTGCCTTCATCCGAGGATACCAGATCCTCAATTGCAGACTTGAACGTCACCTCAGCATCAGTGACTTTGTGACTGCCAGCTTGGTAGGCCGGTTCGATACTATCATCAATCTCCAGCGGATCAATGCCAGCATCTTTAATGAGCTTCTTGATAGCTTCCGGGTTCTTCTTATCGAGGTCGATAAGATAGTTGAGCCGGTCCTC